ACAAATAAAGGTGGTGTTGCGAACATTAAATAATATTTACTTTCCTTAATTTAAATTACCGTCAATGTTAAATGATACTACAGTCCTTCTTACATCACTTTGATTTGGTTTCTGTTCATGTAGTAAGTAGGATGGGAAGACAACTAGATCTCCTTCTTTTACTTCAGGTGTCTCTTGTAATAGATCTCCTGTAATAGGATCAGCAAAGGGACAATAGAAAGTAGTTCCTTGATGAACTAATGGATCATACTCTAGATACCAAACACATGAGAGACCGATAGCACCATGATTATGTAACTCATGGTACTGTCCTTTAACAGTTTGTTGATACCACATAGAATTAATCTTCACTTCAAACCCCATCTGATTCTGTAGGTCTTGAAGATAATCCTTTAAGTAATTCCTCAGTGTAACATGATAAGCAGGAAGTGATTGCCTTTCATCATTAATAAAGAAGTCACCCCTAACACCATTCTTATCTTCACCACATAAACTAAACAACTCTAAGAGATGTTCCTTAGCTAGATCGTGATTAAGTATGGGTTCATAATGTTCAAACGGTATGCAAAACATCTAATGAATCCTCTGCCATGTCATGTAGTTGGTCAATTAATAAATCCATATACATCTCTTCCATAGACTGTTCAAAGTCATAGAAATCGCTCTCATTATAGCAAGGATCAAAGTTCATTGTCAATCACCTGTAAAATAATCTTTACGCATGTACCTACCCAGTATATTGCTGTTGTAATATGCTGGTTGTCCATCGTCAGTACTCTCAGTAAGTACATTATTTAGGAACAATTGTCTAGTCTCTTCGTAGTTTACTTTGCCAAGGGTGGTGTGGAGCGAGATGATTTCTCTCTTGAATAGGTCGTTCCCAAGTAACTTTCTATCTCCTTTAAGTTCGTCAGAGCTTCCGTAGTATTTTTTCCAGTCACTCTCAGACGTAACCCTTCTCTTACCACCTCTAGGTTTACGACGTTGTGTAAAGTACTTTCTCCCGATGTACTGCTTACCCGATTGCAAATTTGTAATACGGTAGACGAAACCGAAGAAACCGTTAATGTCGTTAGAAGTAAAAGTTGTACCCTGATAGGTCCAGGGGTTCTCATAACTTCCCTCAGAAGTTTCTGTATCTTTTTCATTAGTCGCACTCTCCGTCTTCATCATTAACTTGGGCATAGGATTTTATTCCATCGCCACTATCTATACGATAAGCAGAGGTGTCTGAATAAACTTCAGACTTTAACTCTGCTAATGCTCGTTCTATATCAGTTATTAATGTTTTTAAATTTCTTTTTTCCATTACTCCCAGTACTCATCTAAATGTTCTAATACATTGAGCAGTATCCTCTGTGCTGCTCCTCTCTGTCTCTCATCCCATTCAGGATACCACCCATTTTCTAACCCAGTTTTCATCTTCATGATCTGGGCTACCATCGTTACCTTATTCACTCTACCGTTCACTTCAGTTTATCCTGGAGTTGACTCCAGTCCGAGTCAAACTTATCCATACCCTGATCAGTTAAGATGTGGTCATACATTTTATTAAATATATCCCAAGGAAGAGTACAGATATCAGCCCCCACTCGAAAACACTTTGCGACTTGAATTGGTTCTCTAATTGAAGCAGCGAGTACTTGAGTCTTAGAACCATGCGTTGTGAATACATCTGAGATTTCCTCCACTAATGATATACCATCCCAATATTGATCGTTCAAACGACCTATGAATGGTGAAACGTATGTTGCACCTGCTTTAGATGCGAGTATTGCTTGTGCAGCAGAGAAGATAAGTGTTACATTAACTGCTACATCATCTTCCGATAGATCTTTACATGCTCTAAGACCTGTACGTGTACAAGGTACTTTAATAGTAATGTTAGGTGCTATCTCCAAGTAAGTATCAGCCATGGCTAGCATGTCTTCTACTGTTTCTCCAACAACCTCTGCTGATATTGAAGCATCCCAAGGAAAGATAGAAGTTATCTCCTTAAGAACATCCAAAGGGTTGTGACCATTCTTCAACATCAAACTGGGGTTAGTGGTAACTCCATCAATTAACCCAGTAGAATAAGACTGTTTTATTAGGTCAACATCAGAGCAGTCTAGAAAAATTTTCATGACTCTCAATACAATTTCCAGTATTTATTATCACATAAAAAAAGACACCTGTCAATAAGGTGTCTTTATATAAGAATCGTGACTTACTTAAGCAATTGCTTTAGTAAACTTGTGTCCTCTATATGAGAGTTCAACTTCCTTCTTGTTAGAAGGACGATCTTTGTTGGTGTCGTACTTGACACCACGGTATGTGACTTGTGCCATTTGGTTTCTCCTGTAGGATTAGGTTTATTAGACCGTTCCTTCAGTCGGCTTTTGCGTCCCATGTACACTCTAGTCCTACTGCTTCCGTAAGATGTACTTGGTACATCTCCACTATCTCTTGTCTGGTTTCAACACTAAGATTTCTCTCAGTCTGAGCACGATCTACCAATCTTGATACATCGGCACAAGTTAATGCAGCAGCTAATAAAAATTCCATAGGATGAACGTGTCCGTTCCGAGTCGGCTTACTTGCGTCCCTTTTGGGATGAACGAAAAGGTATCGGGTGATACCTACTGACTATTTATGTCAGAGAACCATTACAAAGTGGTCCATATTGATACAATAGCATTAAAAGCTTGGTTCGTCAAGGTCTTTACCCTCTTTTTGTTGCCAAAGTTTACGTTCCATTTCCCACATTGCTTCTGCTGTCTGTGGTGGTAACTCATGCTGACCTGCTTTGTCTAGCAGTTCATCATACAATTCAGCACTATCAACGATTGCTTTCTTCAAGTCTTCCAAGTCCCACTCTATATCACAATTGGAATCCACTGAACGTATCTTCTGTGACATCTTGTTTGATTCCTCCGACGACATAACTTTCAATCTCCGTTTCTTGTGGTGCATTTTGCTGACCCTTAGAGTTAAGCCAGTGCTCAGTCCAAGGTAATGGATTATTTCTAAGGGGTTGATCGTATATAGGTTTCAAACCTATTGCCTTCATCCTCCTGTTAGCAATCCACTCAACATAATTGTGTAGTAATCTTTCATTCAATCCTATCATACTACCTTCTTTAAACAAATAGTTTGCCCATGCCTTCTCTTCATCGACACATGCTTTAAACATTTGTTCAACAGTTTCCTGTTCTTCTTCTGCAATTTCTTTCATCTCTGGATCATCCTTACCTTCAGTCCAATTTTTTAATATCTGTTGTGTTAATACTAGATGTTGTGATTCATCTCTAGCAATGAGTGACAGTATCTTTGCTGATCCCTCCATGAGTTTGTTCTCACCAAATGCAAAGGAGCAAGCAAAACTTACATAGAATCTAATACCCTCTAGTATATTAACATTAGCAACTGCTTTATACAAATACCTTTTAAGATCTCTTACTGTCCACTCAGAATTAGGATGAGATCTCATGTCAGGTTTCCAAGCATTACTCTGATCATATTCATGTGCATAATTTATGAAGTCATCATAAGACTTTGTAACACTCTCTGCTCTTGAGAGAATATTATCATCAGTTAAAATGGTATCAAATAATTCTGAAGGATCAGAGTAAACATTCTTAATGATGTATGTGTATGATCTACTATGGATCATCTCCATGAACTGCCACACTTGCATACATGCTTCTAGTTCTGGTAGAGAACAGTAAGGTATGAATGCCATACCAGGTGCTCTACCTTGAACAGAATCCAACATGATCTGATACTTCAAGTTAGAAGTAAAGATATGTTTCTGTTGATCTGTAAGTTGTGCATAGTCAGCACGATCTTTCTGGAGTGATACCTCTTCAGGTCTCCAGAAATATCCTAGTTGTTGCTGTGTCAGTCGGTCAAATGTAGGGAACCTGTATGAATCATAACGTTGAACACTCAGGGGTGCTCCAAAAAACATGAATTGCTTAGTAGTGTCAACGACATTCCTATTGAAGACTGTCATACCACTTACCTCTTTAGACTGCACAGCTGTCACAAACCTCCTCCTCAGTAGTTAATAGTTCATTAATAAGTTTATCCACATCATCACCATCTTTCTTGGCATCGTATGTGTTTTGATAGTAAGAAGTCTTCCAACCATACTTGTAGGTTGTCAGTAAATCCTTTGCCATTGCTGACACAGGTACTTCATTGTCAGGATAGTTCTCTGGATTGTAACTCCAGTTTCCTGATATTGCCTGATCAAAGAATTTCTGCATAATAGCGACTACATTAATGTACCCAGTATTATCTGGCATGTCCCAAAGAAGCGTATAGTTATTCTTTAGAGACCCATAAGACGGAACCACTTGCTTAAGAGGCCCTTTCTTTGATTTCTTAATGGACAAGTAGTCTCTAGGAGGTTCGATTCCATTGGTAGCATTTGACACAACGGAACTGCTCTCCGAAGGCATTTGTGCCGACAGTGTGCTGTTCCTAAGCCCATACTTGGATATGCGTTCCCTAAGAAACTCCCAGTCACATGATAGATCATTTGGTATAATCTCATCAACGTCCTTCTTATATGTATCCGTAGGTAAAATACCATCTGCATACTTTGTTTTACCAAAGTAACCGCATGGTCCTTTCTCCATTGAAAGACGATTGGATGAAGTTAATAGAGCATACTGAAATCTTTCTGTGAGTTTATGAACTAAATCATATGCCTCTGGACTTTCATACTTAGCATTATTCTTAGCAAGATAATGTGCCAAACCAATGAAACCTACACCAAGTGATCTACGGTTCTTTGTAGACTGTTCTGCTGCCTTTACAGGATACTGTTGGTAATCAATAAGAGCATCAAGACCACGTACTGCAAGATCACATAACTCATCTAACTCATCAAGTCTATTAATCTTACCAACATTAATAGCAGAGAGAATACACAATGCAATCTCACCATTACCATCAATATGTTGGATAGGATCTGTAGGTAGTGTAATCTCTTGACATAGGTTACTCATACTTACCTTGTCCTTGAATGAACTATGACTATTACAATGGTCTATGTTCATCAAGTATATACGACCAGTCTCTGCTCTCTCCTTTAAGAGGTCGAGTATAAGTTCTTGTGCTCCGATGGTTGACTTGGGGATGTCTGGGTCGGACTCGTATTGAGTATAGAGTTCGTCAAAGGTATCGCTACCAAAAGCGTCATACAACCCAGGCACATCATGAGGGCTGAATAGAGTAATAGTACCGTTCTGGATAAATCGCTCATAAAAAATCTTACTTAATTGGATGGAGTAGTCAAGTTTTCTGACTCGGTTGTCTTCTGTTCCTTTGTTGTTTTTGAGGACGAGGATGTCTTCGATTTCCTGATGCCAGATAGGAAAGTGGACAGTAGCTGACCCTCCTCTGATGCCGTTTTGAGTACAGCATCTGACAGTTGACTCAAGTTTTTTAAGGAAGGGGACCACACCTGTGTGTTGAACTTCTCCACCCCTGATTTTACTGTTGATGCCCCTGATGCGACCTGCGTTGATACCAATACCTGCCCTCTGAGCGACATATTTGCCAATAGCCATATCGCCACTAAAGATACTATCGAGGGTGTCATCAAGATCAACCAGAACACAACTTGCAAATTGGCGAATGGGGGTTCTAACTCCCGCCATGATGGGGGTTGGGATGTTGATTTTGTGCTTGCTGATTGCGTCATAATACTTTTTAATATACTCCAGTCGGTAAAACTTATCGTCATCTTGAAAGAGGGTGACTGCTATCATCATGTACATGAACTGAGGAGTTTCAAATACCTCTCCAGTACTTCTATCTTGTACAAGATACTTATCACATACCTGACGTATACCTGCATAGGTAAACAGATAATCTCTGTCATGATCTATGTATCCGTTTAATTTTTCCCACTCCTCATCACTAAATTTTCTGAGAACTTCATTGTCATATACACCCTTCTCAATACATCCTTTTACATGATCTTTAAGGATAGGATGCTTGTCAGGATGTCCATTATATACAGACTTCCTCAAACCAAACAAGAGAAGTCTAGCAGCAACAAACTGATAGTTAGGATTCTCTAGAGTGATTAGATCATTGGCAGAACGAATAAGGATCTCTTGAATATCCTTAGTCTCAATTCCATCAAAGAACTGGAGACCACTGTTGATCTCTACTGCTGATTCAGAAACTCCTGCGAGTCCTTCGCAAGCATGTTCAACCATTTTGTGAACTTTCTCAAGGTTAAGAGTGGTATGTTCACCATCTCTCTTAACAACTTTGATTTCCGTTGGTGTCATACTTTCTTCCACTCTGTAAATTTGATTTGTGCCTCTATGTTTTGGTAGGTGTTTAATTCTACCAGAGAATTAACATCATGTCCAGCCATGACCATATCATTTATATCTTTTTGTTGTATATCATTTGGCCAGATCACTACCTTGTCTCCTCTATCGATTGACTTGGAGATTCTGTTGACGATTTCTCTGTTACGAGGTTCGTTATCATAAACCCAAATATAATCGCTCCAACTATACGTCCGAGGATCAACGTCAGACCCAGCCATCGCAACGGAATTATCCAAGAGGGTCGAATCAAACGGTCCCTCAACGATGTAGATTGGTTTTGTTTCATTAATGTTATCTAATCCGAAGATCTTAGGTCTGTTCTCATCTAACATCACCGTGATATATCTCATCTTATCCTTTGGGTTTAAAGATCTTCCTTGAAAACCAAACCATTTTTTCTCTGCATCAATAAAAGGAATAATAATTCTTGAGTGGTCCTTTTTGATGCCAGAGAAAGTAGGTTTCTGAGTGTTAACCCAAGTACAGAACTGGTCTGTAAAATAGAATAAGGACGGATTTAATTTCCGTCCTACGATGTACTTATATGCTTGATGTTCTATATTTAGATCAGAAACTTTTATAAGTTCTCCTTGTTTTTTAAATACAGGTTTTTTAAATTTTGGTTTAGGAACATAAGATCCTTTACCTGTTGTGCCACTCTTATATCTCTCCATGATGTACTCATCATGAAGGTCTGGTGCCTGATCTTTTAAGAAGTTAGGTAACGTCCTACCAACTCCACAGTTATGGCATTTGTATACCATGTCTGCTTTCAGACGAAAAAAATACCCCCTTGCCTTGTTCTTATGTTTCTGTGAATCACCACAGTAAGGGCAACGGAAGTTGTATAGATCTGCTTTCTTCTTAGTAAACTTGTCCAGTCTACCAGATAGAAGCATTACGTAATGTGCATCAACAAATTCAGACAATACGATGGACGTTTACTACATCCATAGTAACAGGTGGAGGTGCGTCTGTCAAGTTTTTCATCATTTTCTGTCCGACTGGACTAACGATGAAAGATATAACAGACAGAGCACCAAAAATAGACCACATCTTCTTTTCCATGAGTCTAAGACGGTCATCGACTTTTCTGATGTCTCTCTCGCATCCTTTCTTGATCTCATCTGATCTCCTGTTAACCTCTCTATGCAATGACTCTACCTTCTCAAAGAGTACTGCATCAATTCTGTCTTGCTTATCTAATTTCTCATTGTGTACAGCAAGTAACTCACCCATCTTAACTGAGTTCTCTTGAAGTTTATCTACTACCTTCTCTAGTCTCTCTAATATTGCTGCGTTTATATCACTCATTGATCAGTCAGTGCGTGTTGTCTCTTCTTCCAGTACCACTGAATGACCTCATTAGGATAAAGTCTCTTGACCTTTATCTTATTATGATTCTCTGGTCTGTATATCTTTCTAAGTTGTATCTTTATCTCTGCTGGTGACTTACCATACAATACATACTGCTCTGCACCATCATAAGACACTAAAAAAGGCAGGTAGTTTGACTTACCATACCTATCGGAGGCATCCTCCTTTACTTCTTTTCTTATACTTACGCTTCTTAACCTTACAACTGCCTCCCAGAATAGGATCGAAACCCGCAACAGGACCAGTGGCAGCAGCAGATCCAGAGAATCCACCGTTACCAGCACTCATTGTTGGGGCATCTTCGTTA